ATGAGTGGTCAATTTACAATCAACGAGATTGCAATCCATTACGGGTTGCAGAATCAGCTTGTCAAAACGATGGAGGAGACCGGAGAGTTGCAAACAGCCATTGCAAAGTTCCTGCTTGCATCCACACCGGAGCAAGCAGAAGAGTTGAAATCTCACGTTATCGAGGAGGCAGCGGATTGCTACATCATGGTGATGCAGCTGCGAAAATTGTTGTCCCCGTATGAGTTTGACAAAATGGTCACATTTAAACTTGACCGTCAAAAAAAGCGGATGGAGCAAGAGCAATGAGCAAGGTATGCAAGCGATGTGGGCAATCGCTACGAGATAACGGGCTTACGATTTATGTAAATAAGCATACCGGACGCACCACCAAAAAGCGAGATAGCTACTGCAAGTCGTGCAAAAAAATAGTTCGTGCTGAGTACTACAAAGCACATAAATCCAATCTACAGGACAAGACAGGAGCGGCACGCAAACAGCTAACGCCAAGCGTCCGGCACAGCAATGTCAACGACTGCTATGTAAATCTTGCCGCATACATCGTGCGGTCAACCATGGTAGAGTACGAGCACGCCCTGCAGAACGACAATGGCACGCCGGAATCTCTGCACCGCATTGAGATGATAGAGTGTGACTTGCTGAGTACCTACTACAGCGTTTTGACGATGCAAGCGTTGGATTTACAGCAGTATTGTGCAAATAAACGCAGGGTGTACAAAATCGGCACTTGCACAAAAGCACAAGATATGGTATAATAAAAACAATCATTTATCAACATTTTGTGGAAAGGATTGTTGAAAGCATGACAAAAGAAGAACTTATGCAGTGCCGCTCGAAGCAAAAGGAATTGATACAGATTGATGACCGGATTGGCAAGCTGCGAGCAGATGCACGTAGCACCAAAGCAATCTGTTACGGCGATGAGCCTAAGCATCGCGGCGAACCGATACCAGCCGTGCAGACCTACATAGAACGGTTGGAGGAGCTGTCAGCCCTTTACGAGGCAAAAAAAGCAGAGTTGCAAACCAGTATTATCCGTGTAGAGCGTGCGATTTTGTTTTTACCGTCCGACCACGCGGTGCTGATGCGACTGCGGTACATTGACGGGATGCGTTGGGAGGATGTCAACGACAAGCTATTTATTTCAGAAACAAAATCGAAGCGGCTGCATCGAGAGGCACTAAAAATGCTTGAGGATAAAAAATAAGCCCAAAAAAGCCCTAAAAAGCCTTTTAATGCCCTTTTTGCTGTGCTATAATAGTAATATCAAAAAAATGCAAATCCGGTAGGTGCCACCTGCCGGATTTTTTATTTACAGTAACGGAGCAGAGGAAATGGCGAATGAGAAGAACTTAATTCCGATGAATGAACGTACAGAGGAAGAACAAAGAGAAATTGCAAGGAAAGGCGGCATTGCGTCAGGAGCGTCCAGACGGGCGTACAGGAGCCTAAAGCAAGCCGCTAAGGCATTTTTTAAAGAAAACGATGACGCTGCTATGCGGATGATTCAAGCCCTTTACGAAGAGGCTGAAAAGGGCAATGTAAAAGCAATTGACAAGTTGCAAGACCTCATTGGTGAGACTGTGCAGCGAGAAGAGCTTGCCCTCAAGAAAAAGCAGTTTGCCCAGCAGAACGGACAGAAAAGCGTTGCAGAACTGCCGCAACTCTTGCAGGCGTTGCAGGAGGATGACGCAGAATGACGTTTACAAAGCTATCCAAAAAGCAAAAAACCGTCTTTCGGTGGGCATATAAACCGGATGCATACGCCTTAATTTGTGACGGCTCTGTGCGGTCTGGCAAGACGGCATCCATGGCATGTGCGTTTATCCTGTGGGCAATGGCAACATTTGACCGTGCACGGTTTGGCATCTGCGGCAACACGGTACAATCTGCAGAGCGTAACATCATCATGGAGCTGTTGCAGATGGCAGACATCACGCATTATTTTAACGTGTCCTACATTGGCGGCAGCAAGCACATCTTAACCGTTAAAGGCAACGGCAAACAAAACCAATTTCACGTTTTTGGTGGTAAGGACGAGGCGTCTTATAAGCTTGTTCAGGGTATCACGCTGAGTGGCGTGTTATTTGATGAGGTTGCCTTAATGCCAGAATCGTTTGTAAATCAGGCAATTGCCCGAACGCTGTCTGTTGGAAATGCAAGATTGTGGTTTAACTGCAATCCGGACAACCCGCAGCACTGGTTTTATCAACAGTGGATTTTAAAAGCAGACAACGGCGAGCGTAGCGACGTTTTACACCTGCACTTTACGATGCAGGATAATCCAATCATGACACCACAAAAAATCCAGCGAGCAGCGTCTGTGTACCCTGCTGGGGCGTTTTATGACCGCTATGTATTGGGCTTGTGGCGAGTGGCAGAGGGGCTTGTCTATCCGGATTTTGACCCAGCTGTTAGCGTTGTTCATAATTACAAACCGTCC